GATACCGCGTGCTCGATGGTTGCGAAGAATCGCCCAAAGCCGCTCTTTCTCGGCGACGGCGCCGACTACCAGACGTTTCAGAAGGCCGAGAAGCTCACGCGCTACGTCGCCGGCGTCATCGAGGACACCGAGCTCTACGAGATCGGCGAGAAGGTCTTTCGCGACGCATGCGTGTACGGGACCGGCGCGCTCAAGCTCTTGGTCGATGAGGACGAGAAGCGCGTGCGCGCCGAGTGGGTCTGGATTGGGGAAATCCTCGTCGATGACCTCGAGGGAATGCGCGAGCTTCCCACGCAGATCCATCAGCGTACATGGCGCTCGCGCGACGAGTTGATCGAGCTCTATCCCGACTGCAAGGAAGAGATCCTGAAGGCGAACACCGACAGCGGCGGCGCTATGTCGCAATCGGTCGCCGACGTTATCCCCGTGATTGAGTCGTGGCACCTGAAGAGCGGCGCGAAGGCGAAGGACGGGCGCCACGTTATCAGCATCGAGACCGCTGCGCTTCTCGACGAGGAGTACAAGAAGGACTACTACCCAATCTTCTTTTTCCGCTGGTATCACCAGACGCACGGTTTCTGGGGCCGCGGCATCGCGCAAGAGATTTTGAATCTCCAGCGCGACATCAACGACACGCTGCGCGACATCCGCACGGCGCAGCGTCGCGTCTGCGCGTCCGTCTGCTTCGTCCCGACTGGCTCGAACGTCGTCGAAGACCACCTGACGAGTAATGAGATCGGCCGCCTCGTGTTCTTCGCGGGCGAGACGCCGCCGCAGTACGGGACTCCGCCGGGCATGTCGCCCGAAGTGTACTCCCACCTATGGCAGCTCGTGCAGCAGGCCTACCAGATCATCGGCATCAATCAGAGCATGGCTCAAGGGCAGAAGCAACCCGGGCTCGAGAGCGGCGCAGCCATCCGCGAGGCGACCGACATCGCGAGCGGCCGCTTCCAGATCGTTGGCCAGCGATGGGAAGCCTTCTTCGTCCGGCTCGCCAAGGCCATCGTCGACCTTTCGAAGGATCTCTACTCATCGGATGAGGATCTCTCTGTCATCGTCAAGGACAGCTACGGCGACGGGCTCAAGCGCGTGCAGTGGAGCGATGTCGATATGGACGAGGACCGCTTCAAGATCTTCGTCTATCCGGTGAGCGGGCTCCCCTCGACGCCGGCGGGGCGCCTGCAAACGATCACGGAATGGGCCGCCAATGGCTGGATTCCCAAGGAAGTGATGATGTCGCTTCTCGAGATCCCCGACTTGAAGAGGTTCGCGAACCTCGAGACAGCTTCGGCCGATCTCGTGCAGGCGACGATCGGGCGGATCAAGGACGAAGACCGCTACGATATCGATTGGAAGCCTGTTCCGCAGATGAACCTGGCGCTCGCCATGCAAGTCGCGGCGCAAGAGGTGGTCCTTGCGCGGCTGCAAGGCTGCTCGGAAAGCGTGCTCTCGAAGCTCGCCCTGTACGCGCAGGACATCGATTTCGTGATGAAGCAGCAGCAGCAAGCCGCGCAGCCGCCGCCCGCGCCCCCGGGCGCCATGGGCGTACCGCAGGGCCCGACGGGCGGCATGGCGCCGCCGCCCGCGCCGCCCCCGCAACCCTTTCAGAACGCCGCATAGGAGCTCCCATGGCCGAAGCAGCACCCGCAGCAGTCGCAGCACCCGAAGCAGCCGCCGTCCCGGCCGAGGCTCCCGCAACCCCCATTGCGGCGCACGGCGACGGCATCGACGCCATCGTCGCGAAGATCGAAGCGCAGGAGAGCGGCGAGGCGCCGGCGGAAGCAGCAGCCCCCGCCGAAGCGCCCGCCGAGGCCGAGAAGAGCCGGCTCGAGCTCCGCCGTGAGTTCCTCGCCGCCGGCAAGGCCAAACGCAAGGCCGACGAGAGCATGAAGCAGGCGCGCGAGATGAACGACCGCGCAACCAAGTTTGGACAGGTGTCCGGGCAATGGAAAGAGGACCCCGTAGGGCTCCTGCGCGCCGCCGGCATCGACGAAAAGCAGTATTTTCAGGCCCTGACGCATCACGCCCTCAGGGACGTGGGCGCGCCCATCGATCCCATTGTCGACCACGGGCGCCGCGTCGAGGCGCTCGAGCAGCAGCTTGCGCAGGAGCGCAACGCGAGGGCGCAGTACGAAACGCAGGCGATGCGGTCGCAGGCGCTCGGCACGGTCGGGAGCGTCTTCGCGGGCCCCGGCGCGGATGCCCACGAAGCGCTGCTCGCGTACCACGACGGCGACCCTCGCGCGGCGAGCGCGTACGTACTCGACGCCATCGAGAGCCATTGGCGCGAGAGCGGCGAGATCATCCAGCCGGCGGAAGCAGCTCGGCAGCTCGAAGAGCACCACGCCAAGGCCTTCGAGGCCGCTTTGGCCAGGCTCGAGAAGACCAAGAAGTTCGCGGCGCGCTTTCGAGCGGCGCAGGCAGCGGCCGACACGGCGGCGAAGCAGGGCGCGCGCGGCGTCGCGAAGACGCTCTCGAACCGCTCCCACCCCGGCGCGGGAGCGGCGCAAAACGGCGTAAGGCCTACGAAACCCGGCGACCGAGACGCAGACGTTGATGATGTGTTGCGAAAGTTGGGGATTGCGTGAATAATTGCCTTGACCATTGAAGTTTGCCGGAAACGGCAAACATCTCGACCCATCGACGACTAACGCGCAAACGATCAACGCGCACCAGGGACGAGAGCGACGCAGGCGCCCGCTTCGAGCTTCGAAGCTCGCGGGCATGACCTCAACGCTCAACCCGCGAGTTGATCCAATGACTATCGGAAATACCAGCTCTTCGCTCAGCGCGATGCTGAAAGAGCTCTACAGCGATGATCGCGTTGCAAACGCGATCTACAAGAAGAACGCCCTTCTCGGCATGGTGCCGAAGGACGAGAAAATCGAAGGCAAGTACTTCGTGCAACCCATCGTCTACGGCGCTGGGCAGAGCCGGAGTGCTTCCTTCCCAACGGCGCAATCCATGTCGGCCAAGAGCGGCGAGCTCATGGCGGACTACATCGTGCAGTACGTCGAGAACCACGACGACGCGACGGTTGCCACGAAGCTCATGGCGATGTCGACGAGCGACAAGGGCGCGTTTTTGCGCGCCATCAAGCTCATTCCCGACAATCACATGCAAAACTTCGGCAACGACATCGCCGTCTCGATGTATCGCGACTCGAGCGGCTTCCGCGGCCGCATCTCGAGTGACACCACGCTCGCGAGCTCGACGCTCAAGCTCGCGCAGGCGGCGGATGCCACGAACTTCGAAGTTGGGATGCAGCTCGACGTCGCACAGACCCAATCGAGCGCATCTACGCGCGCGTACGGCTCGGCCTCACACGGTCTCTACGTGTCGGCCGTCAACGTGACGGCGGGCACGCTAACCGTCGCGACGACCCCGGTCCCCGGCGGAACGCCGTGCAACATCACCGATTCGACCGACGGCGTGCCGACGGCCGATCACGGCGACTACCTCTATGTCACCGGCGACCGCAACGCGAAGTTTCAAGGCCTCTCCGGCTGGATTCCCTACGGCGGCCCGACGGGCGGCGACAGCTTCTACAACGTCGACCGAACCGTGATGCCGACCCGCCTCGCGGGCACGTACATCGACGGCACGAGCGGCTCGAGCATCTCGAGCGTCATCGAGGACGCGATCGCGCAAACGAACCTCATCGGCGGCGATCCTGACTATTGCTTCATGCCCTTCAAAAAGTTCGCCGCGCTCTCGAAGGAGCTCGGCTCGAAGGCGCAGATCGTAAACGTGCAGAGCACGGCGCAGGTTGGCTACGAGGGCATCAAGGTCGCGGGCTCCGGCTCCGTCGTGACCTGTCTCGCAGACCGCTCCTGCCCCGCAAACAGCATGTTCCTCGTCAAGATGGACACGCTGAAGCTTCGCTCGTGGGGGCAGATCGTTCGCTTGTGGGATCTGGATGGAAACATCTGGCTCCGCACGCCGAGCGATTCGGGCATGGAGATTCGCTTCTACTCGTTGGGAGCGTTCACCGTGCAGGAGCCCATGCACTGCTGCAACATCCGGGTGAACCCGTAAGGGGGCAACGATGGCCAGCGTAAGGGGCTTTCAGTTCACCAAATACCTGCACCCCGAAATCTTCGTGGTGACGGGACGCCTGCTCACGGACTCATCCGGAGACGTGACGAACATCAACGACGGGACCGTGAAGGATCAAGACGGCGACGTCTTGTATCTGCCGCGCGGCATCACGTCGGTTGCACACCCCTCGACGGGAAAGTACGTGTTCACGCTCGATGATGCTTGGTTCAAGTTGAAGGCGTGGACGGCGCAGGCCGAGCAACCCAAGGCCTTCGGCACGAAGATCGGAACGGCCGATCTTACGGCGCTCACGCTCTCGGCCCTGAACGGCGAAACGCTCCTGCTGACGGCCTCGGCCGGCGGCGAGAAAACGACGACGTTCACGACGCCTTCGAGCGTGGCGGACATCGCCGCGCAGATCAACACGGCAGAGGGCGGCTCCGCCGTCGCCTCGATTCTCGGCGGCAAGTATCTCCGGATCATCGATCCGGTCGCCGGGTCAACCTCGTCGATCGCGATGAACACGTCGAGCACGGCGAAGACGAACCTCGGCCTTTCGACGACGGCATGCGTGGGGCTCGAGCTTGAGGGGCAGTTCAACCTCTGGCAGTACAACACGCGCGGGCAACTGCTCACCACGGCGACCGACGACATCACGGCGCAGACCATCACGCTTCTCTACACGCAGGATGGATTGCTCGCGAACCTCGTCTCGAGCGGCTTCGCGTTCTCCTTCACGTTCCAGAATTTGAAGGAGGATTGAGATGTCCAACGCGCTGATCATCGGGATGGGAAAGCCGAAGCTCCACTCGCCCGACCACTCCGACGACGCTCCCGACAGCGAAGACGGCAATGGCGAGGGCGAGGGCGGCGACGGGATGGACAAGAAATCGGTCGCGCGCGACCTCATGGACGCTCTGAAAGCAGACGACGTGGACGCCGTAACCGAAGCACTCTCGCAGTTCTGCGAGATGCACGCAGACGAGTATTAACCATGACGAAGCTTTCGGATCTCGTGGCGACCGTGCGGGAGCGCACCGACAAGGTGAACTCGCAATTCGTCACGGATCCGGAGCTCGTCTCGTGGTTGAACAGCTCTCTCGCCGAACTGTACGATCTGCTCGCGACCACGTACGAGGACTACCAGCTTTCGGTATCCACCCCGATCGTGGTCGCGGGCGGCTCGAGCTTCCCGCTTCCCGCCGACTTCTACAAGCTCCGCGGCGTCGACCGGGAGATCGGCAGCCGATGGGTGACGCTGTTTCCCTACTCGATGCAGCAGCGAAACCGGTTCGCGTTTCCGTTCGTGAACGTCGCGTACGGCTACCTCGACATCTTCTACCGGCTGCAAGGCAACGTCGTGCAGCTCATTCCGACGCAGAACGCGAGCGCCACGTACCAGCTCTGGTACACGGCGAAGTTTGCGCCGCTCGCGAGTGGCGACGACTTGCCGAGCTACCTCGACACGAACGCATGGCACGAGTACGCGGTCGCGGACTGCTGCGCGAAAGTGAAGGCGAAGGAAGACCTCGACCCTTCGATCTTCCTCGTGCAGAAGCAGGCGCTCGGGAAACGAATCGTAGACTCGGCGAGGCCACGCGATGCGGGCCCGCCGAAGCACGCCGAAGACACCCGCGACAACAATCAGTTCTGGCCCGGAGGCTACGGGCGCGGGGGCGGCGGATGGCTCTGAGGCGCTTTCAATCCGTCAACACGCAGGATCGCGTGCTTCAACGCATTCAAGCCAACGTCTCTGACGTGCTGGACCCGCTCGCGAAGAGCCCTACGGCCGATGCGTTGCTGCTCGAAGGCGTCGAGCTGAAGAGCGGGAAGACGAACCACGTGCCGCACAAGCTCGGGCGCAAGCTCGTCGGATGGCACCCCGCACGCGTGCGGGCGCAGGCGACGCTCTGGGATTCGCAGGATTCGAACGCCTCGCCAGAGCGAACGATTGACCTTCACACGTCGGCCGATGTCACGGCGGATTTGGTGGTGTTCTGATGCCTGTCGATCCGAACATGGGTTTCACGAATCCGGTCGTCCTCGGCACGGTCGAGCCGGACGCAGAGCAGGACGTGTCGAACGCGCTCACGACGATCGGCGGGCACACCCACACGGGCGCGCCGACGGACGGGAAGAAGCTGCCGGCGGCGGCGCTCGCCATCGACGGCGACGTGTCATTCAAAGACTCGCTCGCGGTGAGCCACAACGTCGTCGATCTTCGCACGTCGCGATACACCGACCAGGGAAGCACGCTCTCGGCCTCGGGAGACGTGGACTGCGTCTACTTCGTCGGCGGCGACATGTACGCGAACGACGGGAGCGGCACGGCCATCAAGCTGACGAGCGGCGGCGCCGTGAATGTCACGACGGGCCCCACGACGTGGAAGGCGCTTGCGGTCTCGAGCTCGCCGACGATTCTCGCGAGCGACACGTACACGCTCTACCTCGTCGACACGGGCGGAGCGCGCACGATCACGATGCCCGCAGCGGGCGCCGTCACGGCGGGGCGCCTGTACGTATTTCTCGACAAGAGCGGCACGGCGCAGACGCATCCATTCACGATCTTGCGCGCGGGCGCCGACACCATCGCGGGCGCGACGAGCTACGTCGTTTCGGCGGCGTGGGGCGGCGTCATGCTGCTATCGGATGGCTCGTCGAAGTGGGTTGCGATCTCGGTCTACAACGCCGAGCAGGGCAACGTTACGACGGGCGCAGCGCCCGCGCTCACGGGCGCGATCGCGCTCTCGAAGGTGTCCGCAATTAAGGCTCGGAACAATGCCGGGTCGCAGGACATTTCGCTCGTCGCGACCGATGCGAGCGACAACATCACGATCGGCGACGCGACGAATGCGGTGGGGATGTCGGCGGTGTGCTCCGGTAACCTGACGCTGCAGCCGACGGGGTTCCTCGCCGTCAAGGTGAGCGCGAGCGGGGTAACTAATCTCAAGGTAGAGCACCTTACGTCGAGTTCCGTCCCGCGAACGCATGTAATCGCCGATGTTCCCGTTTTCTTCGGCGATGGGAGCACTACGGGAAACGGGCTCGTTATCGATGATGTTGGCTCTGGCGGATGGGTGCATGTGCTCATCGGGACCGGAGGAAACTTCATCGTCGAAACCACCTACAACGGGGATGCTGCCTTTGCTGCCCACGTTTCAGGGCTCGTCGCGACGTGGGAAGCCGCCAACGACATTCAGATTTACTCGAACTCAGGGAAATACGGCTTCGGCGTGACACCCGTCACCCCTGCCACATACACGACGACGAACCACAGCACGTCGCGATCGCTCGACGAAACCGGCGCGACCACGACGCAGGTGGCGCACGTACTCGGGACCCTGCTCGCCGATCTCAAGCTTCTGGGGATCACGAAATGAGCCTCGATCCGCAGCTCGTTCCCATCCCCTTCTCGGGCGGTCTCGACACGAAGACCGACCCGGCGCAGGTGCTCGCGGGCAAGCTGCTCGCGCTCGAAAATGGGCAATTCACGCGCGGCGGGCAGATCACGAAGCGCTTCGGCTACGACACGTTATCGACGAGCGTCGAGGGCGGCGGCGCCGTGCAGGCCGCGCAGGCCATCGCCTCCCACGAGGACGAGCTTCTTCTGTTCGACGGGAAGCACGTCTATTCGCACGTCGAGGCGACGGGCAATTGGCTCAACCGTGGGAACGCGGTCTCGATCATCGCGACCGACAACACGATCGTGCGCATCACCGGCGCGCAGCAGCTCAACCCCGACGTCGCGATCCTCAAAGGGATCGAGGTGTACGCGTGGGAAGACTCGGGCGGCGGCGTTCGCTACTCCGTCGTCGACGCGACCACGCGCGCCTTTGCCGTGAGCAATGCGCTCGTTGATGTCGCCGGCGTCCAGCCGAAGGTCATCGCCTTCGCCGGCAAGATCGTGATCCTCTTCAGCAACGGAACCGAATCGCTCTACTACCGCACGATCAACCCGCTGAACCCGACGCTCCTCGGAACGAAGACCACGATCTTCACAGATGGCTTTGCGGCCTTCGGCTACGACGTGGCGGTTATCGGGGCAAAGCTTGCAATCGGCTACCTCTCGTCGTCGACCGTGACGGGCGCGATCCAGCTGATGACGCTCGACCAAACGCTGGCCGTGAATCCTGCCGCGCCCGTCATCGTCGAGAATACGGTCAACAAGGCAATCACCGGCGGAAAGCTCTCGGTCCTCTCCGTTGTCGGCGACAGCGTGCAGAACATCTGGATCGGATGGGCGACCGGCGCCGACGTGCGCGTTGCCGTCTACACCTACAACCTCGTCGCCGTGCTCGCCGATACCGTCGTCGACGCATCGGCGGAGTCGCTCGCGCTCACCATGGTTGAGTCGCCGACTACGGCGCTCAAGATGCAGATCGTCTACGAGGTCAAGGCGGCCGCGACCTACAACCATCTCTCGAAGCTCAAGACGACGACGAGCGGGGGGACGGTTGCCACGGTTGGAACGCTTCGAAGCGTCGGGCTCGCCGCCAAGGCGTTCACGCAAGACGGGCAGAGCTACGCCACGTTCGCGCACGAGTCGCCGCTTCAAAGCACGTACTTCACGGCCGAGCTCTCGAGCACGTTCCCCATCGTCGCGAAGATCGGCGCCGATGTCGGCGGGGGCCTTCGAACCAACGGGATGCTTTCCGAGTGCTCGCTCGCCGACACGGGTACATGGCTGTGGGCGAATCTGACGAAGGGCAAGATCATCACGGAAGCGAACACGCTGTTCGCGCTCCTCGGCGTCTCGTCGACGCGTTTCGACTTCGCGCACCCGAACAGGTTTCTCGCGGCGACGAGCGCGCGGCAGCTCCTTTTCGTCGGCGGCATCTTGCAGAGCTACGACGGCTCGGCGGCCGTAGAGCACGGCTTCCACCTCGACCCCGAGCACTTCACGGCAAGCGCCAGCGGGAGCGATGGGAGCCTTTCGACGGGCTCCTATCAATACGTAGTCGTGTGGGAATGGACGGACAACCACGGGCAGATCCACCGCTCCGGCACGAGCAAGCCCGTCACCGTTTCTGTCACGGCAACGAATCACGTCACGCTTACGATCTCGACGCTTCGGCTCACGGCAAAGAGCAACGTCGCCATCGCGATCTATCGGACCGCGGTCAACGACGTGACCTTTCATCGCATCACCTCGCAGCTCGGCTCGGGCTCGCTCTTGAACGACCCGACCAACGATACCGTGACCTTCACAGACAAGCTCGCCGACGCCGACATCGCGGCGGACGAGCTGCTCTACACGACGGGGGGTGTGCTCGACAACGCGGCGCCGCCCGCATGCTCGCTCATCTCGCTCTATCAGGGGCGCGTGATTGTCGCCGGGCTCGAAGATCCGAACCTTCTTTGGTACTCGAAGAATCGTTTCGACAACACGAACTTCAACACGATTCCCGTCGAGTTCTCAGCTTCGCTCACGCTTGGGTGCGACCCGCGCGGCGGCGCCATCACGGCGCTCGGGTTGATGGATGACAAGCTTATCATCTTCAAGCGCTCGGCGATCTTCGTTCTCTCGGGCGACGGGCCCAACGATACGGGGGACGGGCAGACATTCCCCGATCCGCAGTACGTGACAACCGACGTCGGATGCTCGAACCCGAACAGCGTTGTCTCTACGCCCGACGGCCTCATGTTTCAGACCGACAAGGGGATCTATCAGCTCGACCGCTCGATGAACGCGACCTACATCGGCGCGCCGGTAGAGAGGTACAACGATCTCGAGATCACTTCGTCGACGCTCGACCAAGACGCCAATCAAGTGATCTTCACGACGTCGAGCGGGCCCGCGCTCGTCTTCGACTACTACTACGACCAGTGGAGCACGTGGACGAACCACGATGCGCAGGACTCCGACAGCTTCGGAGCTCGCTTCGTGTTCGTGAAGGCTTCCGGCATCGTCTACGCGCAGAACCGGGCGAAGTTCACGGATGGCGGCTCGCCCGTCTATCTCTCATGGACGACGCCTCACCTTGCGTTCAATCAGCTAAACGGGTTTCAGCGCGTCTACCAGGCTTGGATCCTCGGCGCATACAAGAGCCCGCATAGCCTGCGCGTGCAGGTGGCCTACGACTACGCGAACGTCTACAGCGATGAGGGAACGATCGACGCGTCGCAGAACATCACGACATGGGGATCCGGCGGCGGAACGTGGGGATCCGGCGGCGGCGTTTGGGGCGGCAGCTACACCCCGTATCAGTTCCGCATCGATTTCAAGCGCCAGCGGTGCACCGCAATCTCACTCAAGGTGAGCGACACGCAGCAGGCGCCCTACGGCGAGGGCTACGCGATCTCGGCGTTGACGTTTCGAGTAGGCGCGCTCAAGGGAGCACAACTGCCGGCAACGGCAATTACGGGGACCCAATGACCTCTCAAGCTCCCGATCCTGGCTACGTCGCGCCGCGCCTCACGAACGGCGCGCAGCAGTACGGCTCGGGCCCGGGCTCCTGGTATACGAGCTCCGACCTAACGGCGCACAATGCGCGCGATTCGCAGCCGACATCGGGGGCTGTGGTCGCATCTCCGTCCATCGGCGGCTTCATGTACGCGAACGGGCAGGCCTTCGACGATCCAAATTCGAAGGCGGTCTACGGCGCGATTCAGAACGGGATGAACACCCGGACGGATCAATCCGCGCCCATGGCCCAAATGACCCAAATGGGGCTCTCGTCGCTCTACGGCGGTGCGCAGGCGGCGCCCGCGATGATGACGAGCGGCGCACAGCTCGGCACGGCGCAGGATCAGCAGCTCGCAGCGGCGCAGGCGAAGCAGGCGAACCTTCTCGCCGCGCAGGCGACGGGACTTGGCCCGAGCGTCGCCGAGCAGCAGGCGCGGCAGCAGGCGGCGCAGATCACGGCGGCGCAAATGGCTGCCCTTGGGTCGCAGCGTGGCGCCTCGAACCCCGCACTCGCGCAACGGCAGGCGGCGACACAGGGCGCAGCGGCGCAGCAGCAGGCGGCGCAGACCGCAGCGCTCGGCCGCTCGCAAGAAGCCATGGCGGCGCAGCAGCAGCTCACGGGCGCGCTCGGCGGGCTCCGTGGGCAGTCGCAAACGACCTCGCAAACGCAGGCGCAGCTCGCGCAGCAGGCGGGGCTCGCAAACCAGTCGACGGCCGCGCAGTACGCGCTCGCCAATCAACAGGCGATGCAGCAGGCGCAACTCGCCAATCAGAGCGGCATCAATCAGTTCGCCCTCCAGCAGGGCACCATGAACCAAGCGACGAGCATGGCAAACCTGCAATCGCAGACGGCGCAAAACCAGCTCAACGATCAGGAATACGCCGCCTACCTCCAGGCGATGATGGGCCAAAACCAGCAGGATATTGCGAACCAAATCGCATATCAGCAGCTCTTCGGACAGGAGCAGATGAGCCTTGCTTCGACCGACATGGGGCAGGCCATCAACTCGCAGAACAACGCGATGGGGATGACCGGTGCAGCAATGCAAGCAGTTGGAACGGGAGTCGCGGTGGGAGCCGGCCTCTTTTCCGATCGGCGTCTCAAGACGGAGATCCGCTCCGGCGAGCGCGATGTGCGTTCGTTCCTCTCGGCCTTGATCGGAGGCAGCGATGCCCGTTGATAGCTCGATTTCGTACGACGCTCCGCCCGAGCCCGATGCGCAGGAGCTCTCGGCGGAGTCACC